TTAAACTTACCATACTTTAATTGTAGTAATACAACAAGATATGCCTTTCTCGAAAGTGGCGAAGCTGCTAATATAGAAAGTTTTTTTGACTTATTAGAAAGATATAAACAAGACAACATCAGCACAATAGAAGTTAAAAGACCAGAGACACCATACTCAGATGGACCACCATGTGTAGAACTCATGGTGCAAAATAAAGTAAGTGAAGGTGGTAGAAATAATGCACTGTTCCACTATGGTGTGTATGCAAAATCTAAATGGCCAGAAAACTGGAAAACAAAACTCATATTATTTAACGATTCAGCAATGGCACAACCATTGTCGGATACAGAAATAAATATAATAACTAAACAACACGAAAAAAAAGACTGGGGCTACAAATGTAATGATCAGCCCATGTGTAGTTTATGTGATAAAAAATTATGCAAAACTAGAAAATTTGGTATAGGTCAAGAAATAACATTTCCAAATCTTACGGATCTACAAGTCGTAGCATTGGAAGAACCGTATTATTACATGAATGTGGATGGTGATAGATTATATCTAGACTCTGCAAAACATTTAACAAACCAAAGTTTATTTCAAGAGGAATGTGTAAAACAATTAATGCTTAATCCACCAACATTAAAAACAAACGATTGGAAAAAACTTACAAACATGTTGTTAGAAAACGCTGAAGTTACAGAGCCAGCAGAGGGCACAGGCACCAAAGATATATTAAGAAATTATTTAGAAGATTACTGTTTAAATAGAATACAAAAAGATAAAATAGATGAAATAAAAACAGGTGGTACATTCACCGACGAAGGTTTTCATTATTTTGTGTTTGATAATTTTTATAATAAATTTTTACTAAGAAACCATTGGAAGATACCTTATCAAAGAACATCACAGATGTTACGAGATAATTTAAAATGTTTTACTAAACGTGTTACAAAAGCAAAGATATCAGTTTTTGTAGTGCCACAGTTTGATAAAAAAGAAGACAACTACAAAGAAAAAAGTTACATAAAAAAACATAATTACTAATGACACATATAATTTTTGGACCACCAGGCACAGGAAAAACAGAAAAGTTAATAAGAAAAGTAGAAAGTTACATTAAAGAGGATGTTGATCCAGATAAGATAGGATATTTTACGTTCAGTAAAAACGCTACAGAAGAGGCTCACAAAAGAATGTTTAAAAACTTTGGTTTAACTTTTAAGGATCTCCCTTATTTTAGAACATTACATTCTTTAGGATTTAAACAATTAGGTTTTGATAAAACAAAAGTAATGAAAACTGAACATTACAAAGAAATAGGTAAAAATATGGGAATAGAAGTTAAATTTGCATCTTGGAATGAAGATCAAGGAGGTATTTTTCATTCTGATTGCCCACACTTATCTTTAATAGAACTTGCAAGATCAAAAAATATTTCAATCGAAGAACAATATAATAAGAACGAACACAGTGAAGATTTAGTTAAGACAGATGTTTTTAGATTTGCAAAAGAGATAAATAATTTTAAAAGAGATCGACCAGGCATGGTTGATTTTACTGACATGATAAATCAATTAGTAGAAACAAAAAAATTTCCTAAATTAAAAGTTGCCTTTGTTGATGAAGCACAAGATTTATCTTTAATGCAATGGAAACTTGTTGAGGGTATAAAAAATAATTCTGAAATGTTATATGTTGCAGGTGATGATGATCAATGCATATACAAATGGAGAGGAGCTAACGTAGAAAGTTTTTTAAATTTAGAAGGTAGTAAAGAAATCCTTACAAAATCTTACAGAGTTCCTAAAGAAGTATTTAATACTGCCGATAAAATAATAAATAGAATACCTAAAAATAAAAGAGTTCAAAAAACATGGATGCCTACAGACAAACAAGGTTCAGTCGACTACCACGATGATATATCTCAAATAAAATTTTCAACTGGAGAATGGTTAGTATTAGGTAGAGATAGATGGAAGTTAGACGAATTTGAACAACACTTTCAAGATCATAATATATTTTATGAAAGATCTAAAAAAGATAACCCTTTGAAAGATAAATTTGAGGTTATAGATTTATATGAAAACAAATTAAAACAAGGTCAATACTTAGCTTATGATGAGTGTCATAGCATAAAAAAGAAAATGTTAAATAAACATTGGACTAATAAAATGTTTAAAGCGATGGTTCCAAACAAAATGTATAATATAGATATGCTTAAAAAAGATTTTGGTTTAAATACCGATGAACGTTGGCAAGTAGCTTTGTCAAGAATAGGTGAAAACGATACAATTAAAATAGAAGATTTATTAAAAAAGGGAGAAAGTTTAATAAAAGGTGCAAGAATAAAATTAGCAACGATACATGGTGTTAAAGGTAATGAAAAACAAAACGTTGTATTACCTTTGTGTTTATCAAAATCTTCTTTGGAGGCTTATGAAAAAGACGCTACAGATGAACATCGTTTAATGTATGTGGGAGCCACAAGATCTAAAGAATCCTTACACATAATATATCCAAAAAAAGGAGGTTATCAAATATGAGTAAAGTATGGGACAAACAACACGGAGGATCACATTATCAAAAATATAAAATTCAACCAAGCAAGTTTGTGGTTGAGAATGAGTTGTTATATCCTGAAGGTTGTGCTATAAAATATATAATAAGACATCGTGACAAGGGAAAGAAACAGGATTTATTGAAAGCAATACATTTTATAGAAATGATAATAGAGAGAGATTATAGTGAAACCGATATTTAAACCACAGACAGAGTGGTTGCCACCACAAACCTTTCCTGACCTATCTGACTATAGTGAGATAGCGATTGACTTAGAAACAAAAGACCCTGACCTAAAAACTATTGGATCTGGATCTGTTGTAGGTCGAAGTAAGATTGTCGGGATAGCTGTAGCTGTGCAAGACTGGAAAGGATACTATCCGATCGCTCATGAAGGTGGTGGTAATATGGATATTAGAATGGTTCTAAAGTGGTTTCAGGATGTATTGAACACAGATGCTATCAAAATATTTCATAATGCTATGTATGATGTGTGTTTTATTAAAGCTGCCGGACTTAAAATTAATGGGACTATCGTAGATACCATGATTGCTGGCTCTCTCGTGGACGAGAATCGCTTTCGTTACGATTTAGGTGCCATGGGTCGGGATTACCTAGGTGTAGGCAAAAATGAGGCTGTTTTGAAAGAAACAGCAGATCTCTGG